CATCACGGCCAGTCTGCACCCCAATGTTCCGGGCAAGGGCCAGAATGTCAGGAAGCCTTGAAGCATTTTTCCCAAGGGCAAGAACAGCTTCACCAGCCCTAGGAAGCACATCTTCAAGGTCAACAAACCCTTCAGCAATCCCGGAAATTCTTTCCTTCAGCCTGTCAGCATCAAGCCCGGCATCTGTTGCAAACCGCTTGAAGGTGGCCGCAATCCTGTTGTTCTCTTCACCGATTCTTGCAAAGGCAAAAGCCCCAATGATGGAAGCCCCAATTGCAGCGGCACCAACCGTGACCGGGTTCACAAGCTTTGTCAGGAAGGCTTCAGCCACGCCAGAAAAGCCACCAGCGGCAGCCGTTTCAATTTCCCTGAACTGGTTCACAACAAGTCTAAGCTTGCCCCTTGCGCCTTCAGCAAAGCCTGAACCAAAGTCTTCCCCACCCTTTTTGCCTTGGCCTTCAGCATCACCCTTGAACTTTGAAATCTGCTTGGCAGCAAGTTCGAGTGTTTTTTTCAGATCTGATTCATCACCCGTGATCTGGATTGTCAGTGCGTTTGATGCTGCCATTCATTTCCCCTTGGAACTTCCTTGCGTGAGCCTTTGCAATCTTTGCTTTGACCTCATCGGTTGCTTCTATCTTAGCAACCTGTTCATCTTCAGGGTATCCCTTTTTTCTTGACACCATAGCATCAAGAAGGTCTGACAACTCCCGGCGTGTGCATTGCCGGATTTCTTCAAGGGCCATCCCATATTCTACTTTGAGAATGTCCACAATTTCGGCATCAGTCAGGGGCCGCCCACCTTCAGCTTTTTTTTTTCGTTTGCCTTTGCTTCTGGTGAGCTTTTGACCCTGACCCCAAAGATAGCTTCCATCATGGCAGTGATTTCATCCCCACCGCTCACAATCAATCTGAGCTTCTCAATTGGGTCATCTGTAGCTACAACCTTTTCTTCCATCCCATCCCATCGGACAAGCTTTGCATCCCTGATCAACCGCTTGGCATCATTGTCCAGAAGCCGCCAGAAGATGGACAGAATCGCATTGACATCCCCGGCTTCAAGCTTTTCCATTAGAGCATTGCCCGGGAATTGTTCATTGAAAAAGTCTTCATCTTCAATCGTGATGAAATTCAAAAAAAGGCTTTTGCCAACATTCTTTAGGAACACGGAAGGTCTTGGTGGTTTGTTTAACATGGTGTTAATGTAGCCACATGGAAAAGAAAAAACAAGCGAACAAAACAAAGACAGTGCGGTTCAGGATTGACCCCGAGACCAACAAGATTCTCATTGCCCGATCACTGCATTTCTTTGGTGGCAACATCTCAGCAATGATCCGTCATGCAATCATGAACTTCAAAAGGCCGGGCAATGATACGAAAAAAGAAAGATGAAGATTTAAACTTCCCCGATGAGATCACCGAATTTCATCAGTTGCCAGATCTTGACCCAACCCGGGAACACATGGCCGACAAAGAATGTTGGTGTGAACCATCCCTTCAATACAAGAACCCCGAGACCGGGAATGAACTTTGGGTTCATAGGTTGACCCAATAAAAAAACCCACCCAATCCGTTATCAACTTTGTCTCTTAATAACAAAAAACCCCCCCAAGGTGTCGAGTCTTGAGGGGGCCAGATCATCCATGAAACAGTGTGGTTGCGTCTGGATTTATTCTACTTCTCGAATTTCACAGATCCCGTTCTTCACGGCATCATAGGAAGCTTTTGCAGAGTATTCAGACTGACCGAAAGCTTTTCTTTCCGCACCAAGGTTGATCCCAATTGCCTTCATTTTGAAAGCATCAATTTCAAACAGGGCACCAGAACCAGACTTCTGTGCGTAGATGATGCAACCGAATTCAGGGAAGCTGTCAGCAATCCCACCGATCTTCACAGAACGGTTGAAGGTGTTGATTGGACGAACATTGAAGCTTGCTGTGTCACCAGACACCATTGCAGTTGCAGAAGCACCCATTGTGATTCTAAGACCAAAAGCTGTGATGTCATAGGTTGAACCAGTAGAAGCACCGGTCTGACTGAAGATTTCAAGGCTGTCATCAATGTAGGTTCCATCGGTTCCACGGCCAAAGTCTACATCTGAAAGACAGTAAACTTTGAAAGCAGCGGCACCGGTTGCCTTTACAACATACTTGCCCATTTTCAGATTGGCCGCACCAGTTGAAGGAATTGCACTCACGGAAGCAATCCCGCTTGCAGCAACCACAGAAGTTCCAAACACATCAGTGATTGCACTGATGTCACCAGAAGCTTCAGCGGTTCCTTGGGTCGGTGCCTTACCACCGAAAAGTTCAAACAGCCAGTTTGGATACTCGGAAACAGTGAAAGCAAGGGTTGCGTCAATGTCACCGTCTTCGATGGCCCAATTGAAGCGGTTTGAACCACCCTTCAATTCAATGAGACCACCTTCCATAGTAAAGGTGGAACCCTGAAGAACCAAGGTCTGCCCATACGGGATCATGGTTTGTCTGTTGTAAGGGGTCATTGAGTGAACCCCGAAAAGTGTTCTAGGTTGTGAAAGTGCCATTTTTTATTTTCCTCCTGTTTAATTCACCAAATTAAATTCAAACCGCACACCAATCACTTTTGACCAGTTTGCGGAATTGAAAAGCTTAACATCTACCGGGTTCAGTGCTGTGATTGTGGCCTTGTCATAACCACGCCCCACCACTCCCCACACCTGAGCCGCCGCATCCATCAAGGCTTGTTGGTATCTCAGGAATCTTCTGTAATCCATTCCATCTTCACGCTGACTGATGATCAGGTCAAATTCAATCGACACGGAAGACACAACTTGTGGGCCATTCACAATGCTTTGGAGATCTTCCAAATAATAAAAGGCACACTCATTGAAGTTGTTGACCCGTTCATCAAGGCTTCCGGCAATCCAAGCATTGTCATCAATGTCAGCAAGGTCAAAGTCATCATTCAATTGGTTGGTTGCATCAATCTGAAATTGAAGGTCAAGCTTCATCTGATCGGCCAACTTATCCAAGAGATTTTCAACCGTGAACCTAGGCATTGGGGATCACCCTTTCAATGTAGTTTTGAAGAAGCTTTGTCCATGCTGCCGATCTTCTGGAAAGCTTTGGGTCACTTGATGTGGTGGAAGCATCAATGAACAAGAACTTCCGCAATGGGATCTTTCTTCTTGGTTCATCTGACTGGTGGTAAATGCCATATTCAACAGATGTCCCAATCACTAGGCTTTGCTTTGTAATGATCTTGATGCTGTTTGGGTCATTGTCCCGGGTGATGGATCTTTCAAGCAGACCAGAAGCCCGAAGAAGTGGATAGCCCCGGTCACTGACCCCTTTCCATTCTGCTTGGGTCTTTTCCCATTGGTATGCTGTCATGTTCCCGTTCCTGATGCGCTTCTCAGGTCTGCCGGGGTTCTTCCAAGTGTTGGCAATCTTTGGCCCCTTGAAGTCTGGATATTTCCCGGGGCCATCCAATGTGAAAATTGCCCGGTTGGTCTTGTAAAATTCAGCGGCAATTTCAATGAAAGCCGGTCTTAGGTCACTGACCTTGCCTTGGAACTTATCCAAGACAGCCAAGATTGATTGTGTTTCAACCTTGAATTCTACCATTGTTGAGACCCGTCAAAGGTTTGGCATGGTTCTTCACCGCAATCAGGGTCACACCAAGAAGCCACGCCCCCGGTTGCAGATACAAGCGGCACATCTTTCAGAATCAGGTCACCATCCACAATTGCTTTCAGGTCAGCGTTTGGGGTTCTGATGTAGTTTGGGGCTTTCACTTCTTGATCTGTTTGAGACACACCAGACTTAACTTCAAGCTTGTTCTTGACCCGTTCGCACACACGGAACACACAGATTCTTTTCAAAATCAAAAAGGCTTCTTCATAGGTGGAAGCCACAGGGGTGACATATCGACGGGAGATCATGCCGTTGATGTAGGCTGATTCTTGCTTGATCCAATCGGTCACTTGGTTGGAAGTCACGGCAGAAGAAGAAGTGAATTGTGTTGCTTTGAATTCACCTTCAATGTCTTGAGTGTTTGAATACATTGTGACTTCCTTTCTTTGAAATCCCCCACCACCCGGAAAGCCCGGGTGATGGGGAAGGCTTTTAATTAGAGAACAGAGTTGAGCAAGTAACCAGCACCAACATTGATCAGTTTGCACTGGTAAGAGTCTTGAACAATGATTCCGGTGCTGCCGGGAGGATTGTTCAGGTCATACTTGTACACTTCACGGCCAAGGGCACCGCTCATCTTCATGGAGTAACCAAGGCTGATCTGATATTTCGCAGCAGACTTTGGCTTCACATAGAAAAGAATGGAGTCAGCCCAAATCTGAGTCATAGAATCAGACTGGCCTTCTTTTGCGCTGTTGTATGGTGCGTTAGCAATCAACACTTCTTCAACATTCAAAGCATTTGCAATGTCGAGGGTGGTGAGAGAACCCATCTGGTTGTATTTGAACCCAAGAACATCAGCAAGCTGAGCATTGTACTTGAGAACATTGAACACTTTCTGTGACATGATCACAGCGTTAGGGTTCATCCCAACAGAATCCACAACCGCATTTTGTGCAGTTTTGAAATCAGCAAGTGGGTCAGAAGAACTTGAACCGTACTTGGTGCCCGGGGTTGTCACCCGGCCAGAGAATACAGAAGTGCTGAAAAGAGAAGAAGCGAAAGCCCGTTCCTTGTTGGTCAGAACAAGGTGAGTGAGACCAGCAACTTCATCTGCTTCCGCATCATAAGGCTGTTCCACATTGGCATAGTCATCGGCAGTCACAACACCTTCAAGTGCATGAGATTCAAGAAGGTAAGTTGCAGAAGACCGGGTGATTGGATCAGCCCGGCGAGCTTCAGAACGGCCCCCAATGAGATCATCAGACAGACGAAGATGATTGTTGCCGTATGCCCCAATCAATCCAGACTTCTGCTTGGTGACAAGTTCAGGAAGACACTTGTCTGCGATATAACCAGCCGGGAAAATCCCGTTGCTCACTTGGGTGAGCAGTTTGTCAACAATTGCTTTTGTTTGTGCCATTGTATTAGTTTCCTTTCAATTAAGCGTTAAGCTGGTGAAGGTCAATGATGACAGGGATGATGTCACCGCTCACACCAGAATCTTGTTGTGTTCCAATTGCCCATTCACCTGCAACAGCAGCACGAGCAACACCGTTTGCAGCAGAAGCGATAGATCCACCAAGGGTTGCCATAGTGGTTCCAATCTTAACCTTTGCACCACCCTGAACTGCAACTTCTGCAAGTTCACCAGAGTTTGGGGCGTTCATGAGAACACCCATTGGCTTCTCAGCGTTTCCGCAAAGAACCACTGAATTGTTGGTGGTATCGAATTTCACCAACTTATACTGATGGGTTGTCAGATCAGCACCAGCGGTGAAGGCTTGGATTTTTGACGCAAGATATACTTGAGACATTTTTTATTTCCTCCTGTTACTTGCTGAGTTTTTCAGCAAGCTTGTTGTTTGTTTTCAACACTTGGGAAATAGCTTCCTTCATGCTGATTTTCTTTTCTTCACTAAGCTTTTTGGCAAGTGAAAGAACTTCTTCTTCTGGTTCCTTGTTGCCTTCAACTGGTGGCTTTGCAGCGTGACCAGCTTCAGCAAGCTTCACAGGAACAGCTTTTTCAATGAAAGACTTCATGTCACCAGCAATGAAAGCTTCACGCTGTGCTTCACAAGCCTTGCCTTCAGAAAGAAGAACAGAGAATTCAGAAGTCTTCTCAGCAAGGGTCAGCTTGCCTTTCACTTCTGCCAGTTCTTTCTTTGCAGCGGCCAATTCAATTTCAATCTCAGGCTTCTTCTCTTCTTCAGGCATCATTTCGCCTTCAGGCTTCTTCATGGCTTCCATGTCAGCAAGCTTGGCCTTGTATTCACCACACATCTTTTCGGATTCAGCAAGCTTTGCTTCCATTTCAGAAAGCTTGGCTTCCATTTCCTTCATCTTCTCTTCCATTTTTGTTTCCTCCTCAGATAGTTTGCCTTTTCGTTGCATTTCAAGCGCAATGGCAACAGCTTGGTCTTGAGGATAACCCTCGCCAACAAGCTTGCTGATTTTTTCAGACACAGGGTCTTTTTCTTTTTCAGCCAATTGAATCACGCTTTCCATTCTTTTGATCACAGGCCGATTGGTCAGACCAGCACCAAGCAGCACACAACCAAACTTTTTTAATGTTTCATTATCCTGATATTCGGTGTCAAAGTCTGCCGACACATAGCCGTATTCTTTGTCACCAAGAATCTTTTCACCCTTGGGGGTCATCTCAATGTCAGCCCAAAGTTCATTGCCATCATCTTTCAAGTACAGGGCTTTGAACCAACCAGCGGCCACATCATCGGATTCATGCTTGTAATCAAGGGCAGGGATCACACCCCGGACACCTTCAGAAAAGTTCTTCACCATATCGGCAAGCATTGGGCTAGTGATTTCAAAGCGGCCATATCTTGCATCTGAAAATTCACCGGTGCGCAAAATCTGCATGGCCCGGATTCTGTTGCCTTCAGTTGCAACAAGCCCGTCATTTCCGAGAATGAACTTTGTCATCTTAATCTTGTAACCACTAGACATGAATCAATCCTTTCACTTTTGTTGGCATGGTGCAATTATGATCTTTTTGACAATCACAAAAGATCCCCAACCTTTTCATCTGACCAGAACTTACAAGACCAGAACTTTGCTTTCCACTTTGGCCCCGGGTCGGTGTCACACTGGTGCCTTGCCCGGAAGTTCTTTCTTCTCTCGGTGTCATCCCGTTTGATTTCCATGTTGGGGTCACCAAAGCGAACAAGCACAACATTGCCTTTGTCATTCTTGACATACACACCAAACTTCTTTGGTGCGTCTGGTGTGCGGAATGGCTTTTCAAGTTCAACCTTCTGGCCTTTGTATTCTGCCATCTGAAAGCCTGATTCAGATTCACTGAACTGGATCTGCTTTTGTGCGGCCTTGGTCAGCTTGGGTGCCCCGGTGATTTCCGGGTTGTCCCGGGTTTGGGTGGTGTTCACTTGCATGAAGGAACGACAGTTGAAGTGAAGGGCTGGTGTGTACTTCTTTTTATCGGGGTCAGTTGGTGAGAAGGTGGCCCCATCAAGTTCCCGGCACACATCGGTGGTTGCATCATCATCAACAGCAACAAAGGTGTATGACACAATCCCAATGCCGGTCTCTTCTTCAAAGGATTGGGCCGCTTCATCAAGGCTTTGGTTCACCACCTGAGAAGCTTGAACATCTGGCCCGGCCACAGTCATTGGGCCACCAATGGCTTTGTCTGCCGCATCCATCATGTCTTCCTCAAGCTGGTCATCATCCACATACGGAAGGCTTGACTGGTACTGAAGGTCAACAGCTTTCACCACATCATTCTTTTGGGTGTCAGCGAACACTTCAGCCTTAGCCGCTATGGATTGCTTTTGGTCAAAGGTGAGATAGTCACCGAAGATCAGGTTCACCTTGTCCGAGATCCTGCCCAAAGCATAGATGGCTTCATCAATCTCACTTGGGGTTTGGGCTTCTGCCAGTCTTTCCAATGCCCATTCATATTCACTGACTGCATCGGTCACCCTTTTCAGCTTGGTAGTGGCAAGCCTGAATTCGGACAGCTTCCTGCTAGGCTTCTTAAAAGCCTTTTCCTGAAGGTCTTTGGCCTTGATGGATGCAATCCCATAGGCTGCCCGAAGTGCGCTCAAATAGGCATCCAAACCCGGCACTGTGGCATTGATTGGTGCCTTGATCTGGTTGGCTGCATTGGCCTTCCCCTTCTGGATCATGACTGACCGGGCGTATTTCCGGGCAAGGGATGGAAGGAAGCCCCGGCCAACCGTTCTGATTCTCCGGGCTGAATCCCTAATCAGTTGCGCTTCAGGTGCGTCTTTTGACTTTTTTTTTTCGGCCAAGGTGGTTGGTTCTGGTGTCACCGGTTCCGGTGGTAGGTTCAGGTCAGAAGCAATGGGTTCTTCCTTGGCAGGGGGAAGCTTCAACTTCTCACGAAGATTCTTTTCAAGGTCTGCATCAGCCTTGATTGCACCAGTTCCAATGAACCCGTTCACCATACTGGCCCAAGCTTCATTGGCTCGGTGTTCGAGACCATCACACTTGAGATCCACAAGAATCTTGTTGTGGCCAAAGTTCATCTGGATCAGGGGCTTGAAGATCTTCCGCTCAAATTGTTCTGAAATGTGGTCAGCCACATACTGAATCGTTTGGCTGAAGAAGTCTGACAGAGAAGTTCCAAGGGCCAAGGAACCCGTTCCATTTTGGCCAAGCAAAAGGAATGAAGCCAAGATTGAATTGACCATCTCTTGGTTCTCGGCATTGATTGCAGCCCTGATCTTTTCCACATCCACACTGACATTGTTGAATGATAGTTCATATCCCTTTGGCAGAATCAGATAGTTGGTGGCCCCTGATGTGTAGCAAGCAAGTGCCTTCTTGGCCGCTGCGAATTCTGGCTTCCCTTCAACCCCTTCCGGGGTGGTCAACACAGCAGTTGGCACAGCGAACTTTTCAATCCCAATTGAAAGCTTCTTCAGGAATTCATTCTTTCTGAACCAAGGGCCATAGCAAGCCCGAAGAATGGAGATCCCCTCAAAGTTGTCACCTTCCCGTTCTGGTGAAAAATAGAGAATGAATCGGGCATCAAGTTCAAAGCTTCCACCTTCATCCCCATAGGCAACTTGGGTGATGCTTTCAAGATCTCTGGCATCATTCAGATTCCACCGGTCAATGGTGCGCTGTGAGCGATAGCCCAAAGACTTCAGCCCATTGTAAGAACCGATCTCAGAATCAGACTTCACAGCATGAGTGATGTCAAAAATCGAATAGCCAAAATCAAGACAGGTCAGGATTTCACCAAGAAGTTGGGTGAATGACTTGTTCAGGTCTTCAAAAAGGATCTTTTCAAAAAGCTTCTTCTGAAGTTCCGCTTCTTCAGATTGCTCACGCACTGAGATTGTCCAAGGTGAAGACTTGAGGGGAAGCTTCACGGCATTGAGAACCATTCTGATGTTGGCATCAGATCGGCGCATCATGTCCACCTTGTCGGCCCAATCTTTGCCCTGAAGTTCTCTCAGATATTCTTCATTGAGATAGCCGGAATAGATTTCAGTTCCGGGTGTTCCGATTTCGATCACCTTGACTTCAACACCACGAACATTCTTTGTTTCCGCTGGTGTTGGTGCCGGGTCATTTGTTCTGCCAAGAATCAAGTCAAGAAGTCCCATGCTTCAACCCTACCAATTTATCTTTCCATTATCAAACCCCGAAGATTCAAATTCTGTGAAGGTGTCAGAGAACTTGCCAACTTGTGAACCAATCAGCCATTGGATTGCTTGGGTCTCAGCATCCACACTGTCATCATTTTTGGCATTGGGGAACCCAACCAGTTCATCAATGTGTTGGCCCACCCAAGGTGCAAGAAGGTTACTTGGATAAAAGATGTTCCCGGCCTCATATAGTGGTTGGCATGATGCAAGCCTTGAAGACTTTGATGAAGTGGGAACAATCGGGATGATGCCCGGGATTTCTTTCTTGAGTGAATCAATCACGGCCTGACCATTGGCCTTGGCCTCCACCAATTTTGCAAAAGCTTTGGG